TGTTCCCCGGAGGGGATACGTGCCGGCCATGTCCTGATGTGGAACCCACGGCTTGGCAGCTGTTGGTAGATGGACATCTCAGTCTGAGGTGTGCCCAGATAGATGATGCGGTTCTTGTCCCGGTTGGTGGTCATGATGGCCGAGAACTCTTTGATGGCCTCGGACAGCCGGTCACGCATCAGCTGGGTCATGCTGTTCTTTGGTACTTCTACGTCGTCTGCAATGATGACGTCGCCCCGGCTACCGGTCATCTGTCCAGTGATACCAACACACTTAACGGACGGAGCCTGCGCCGGCAGGGAGGGGCCGACATCGAACTTCACGATGGAGTCACGTTGTCCCTCGCGGGGTTGCAGGTGTGACAACAGGGGCATGTCATGGATGAGGCGTTTACAGAATGACGAGAATGCCTCAGCCCTGTCCTGTGAAGCCGAGACCACCAGTATCTTGATTTGGGGGTCTCTTAAAAGTAACCACAATACGAAGGCGGCGGTAATCCAGCTTTTGCCGATGCCTCGGAATGCCTGCACCATGCACCTACGTTCGCCATACTGGAGATAGTGAGCTATCTCGTACTGCATGGGAGTCGGTGCTGGCAGGTCAAGGTGGAGCCAGACGAGGTACAGGAAGTTTGCAAAGCTGTCCTGTACCTTCTGCAAAGAGCTCACTGCTTGTACTCTTCGGGCACCTCTCCGTCATACGGCAGTGCCTTCATCTGCGACATTGCCTTCTCTAGGCCCTCGAGGTCAGCATTGCCGACGCCAGCTTCGATGTGGTTGTCCTTCAGGAACTTGGTGACCGCAGCCAGCAAAGACGCTTGCACGCCTTCGCCGGACATACGGGCCCGCTCCAATTCATCTGTCATGATTTCTGCGACCTTCGAGTGAAGGCGTTCCATCGCATCAAGGGTAGCTTTTGCCACGGGGTATCTCCTCCTTTCCTTGGTAATACTCGGGGTGCAGCCGCTCGAGTGTGACGATACGAGCAGAGTTGATGCTGGTCGTGCGCTCCAGCGCATCCAGTGCCTCGATGTTGTGCGTCTGGTTTGCTGCCAGCAGCACAACGGATTCCTTGAGGTCTTGGACTGAGGAGCCGACCCACAGGGCTGATGCAAGCAGCAACCCTGTTAGCACGTTGTTTATCTTGACGCCGTTCTCTGTGGGACGGTCAACAACGCGGACTTCATGATGGTCAGTCATCTCACACTCGGCCTCGACCCTTAGCCACTAGCTGAGCGCGAGCAGCTTCGGGGGTCATGCCTTGCAAGTCAGCGACCCACTCGATTAGAACTTGATACATTGGGTCTGCGTTCAGCCTGTCGGTAACTGCTTGGTCTTGCTCGGCCTGTATCTCTGCCGCATCCTTCAGCTTCCAGCTACCGTTAGAGTAACTGTACGTTCCATCGTCCATTGGAGGTGCTGAAATTGGCGACCATCCTAGAACGGGGAGTTCAGCTGCGTCTGGCTGATGTGCACATTTCGTCACTCCTGCTGGAGTTGTGTACCAATAAGTCATGTAATTATCCTCATTCACCCAGCATTACCCTGCCGCCGAGAGCATACAGGTCTGTACTTGCAGTGTTTGTGTAGTAGTACAAGTTGGGGTTGTACTGTACCTCCCAAGTCCACACAGTTGCTCTTGCCGTGGCAAGCAAACCGAAGGTGGTTGTTCCGCCTGAGATGTCATGCGTTGACAGTGTGCAACGGTAACCAAATGAACTGGAAGAAAGCCCCATGTTCTGAGCCGCAGATGCCATTATTCCACGCCGACTAGAGCAGTAGGGCGGGAACAGCGCAGAAGAGACAATAGTCCATGCGCCGGAGGTAGCACCACCTCCGAAAATTAACTGGGGCAAGCGGTAGAGCCATTCAGCTCCCTTCTGAATGAAGTCAATGAAGTCACTTGACGCATCATTCCTGACCATACTGACGCGTAGCCAGTATTCGTACCCAGTAGGCAGCGTTGGAGAGATACCACTGGCTGATAATAGAGCACTGAGTGTATCTGTTGTCGGGTTGTAGATGAGGTAGACATAGTACCAAGTGTCCGCTGCCTCTGTTCCCGTATCTAGTCCACCTGCTCCAGAGGAAGTAATAGTGGCCGCCTTGTTTCCGGTGACTCCAGTGGCATACGTCTCACCAGAAGCGTTGCGCAGGATTGCATTATCTGCCGAGACAACAATCATGCTTAAGGTCGAGCTGTACACATACAGGTTTGACACACCGCTGTAGTTGTCAACACGGGGGACGTAGAGCGCGTCAGTCGCCGCCTGTGTCATCCCGAAGTCCAACCATGCAGTCGTGCCAAGGTCATACACCATCATCTTGTTGGTGGTGGTGTTCCAGTACAGCGCACCATCAATCAGCGCATTGCCATCGTTATCCAGTGCCGGGTCACTCGTCTTCGAGCCAAGGTAGCGGTCATCGAAGTTGTCATACACCAGCTCTGCTGCGGCCTGTGCTGCCTGCGCGGCAGTCTCTGCTGCCAGTGCACCAGTCTCCGCAGTCTCTGCTCCGGTCTGTGCAGTCTGTGCTCCGGTCTGTGCAGTCTCAGCTCCGGTCTGTGCCGTCTCGGCGGCAGTCTGGGCAGCTTCGGCAGCAGTGACAGCCGCACCGCCCCAGTTAGCATCACCGTATGCTTTAGTAGCTGCATCCTGCGCGTTGACCGGGTCGGCGACATTCTTGATGCGCTTGCTGCTCGCGTCATAGGTGCCATCGACGGCCAGTGCAACCGACTTGTCATTGAAGTCGTCAACCGATTCCTGTGCCAGATAGAACATCTGGTCTGAGTTCCTGTCGAGGTCTGCCTCGGTCAGGTTGCCGGCGTCCTGAAAGTCGACGAGTCGGGCTGTGTTCTGTGTGCTGCGTTGAATCCTCACTACGACGCTCACGCCGGGAGCGGTATTCATTCGCACTGTGGTTGCGTTGAACCACGTATAGTCGGTGGTCACAGCCTGCAGAACACCGTCGAGGTACACCGATACGTCAGACTGCTGGATGTACCCCTTGTTGAAGGTGAAGTCAGTCGTGCTGCCGTCACCCGCATACGTCACATAGCTAAGTGCCATCTGAAAGATTCCTTGTTATTGTTCTTGGAGAACCCCGGCCAGCCTGACTGCTGCTGCCGGGGCCGTGTTACAATTCCTCGGTGTTTAGACATAAGTCCCGAGGTTTTCAATCAGGGATTTGACTTGCGATTACATTTGCAATGTTCTGGAATCCCATCGCGTTGTACAGCGGAATTGTGCTGTAGACGTCCATGAAGGCACGCCGAGCACTGACCTCGTCAGTCCACACAGATGAGAACGCTTTGCCCACCTTGTCGATGAGGTCAACTGCCGGGATGCCAGCCGACAACTTCCCGAGTCCCGTGTTACGGGTACTGTAGGGATTCATCACCTGGCCGTTCCTGAGCATCACACTGACCACGTCGCCGGCCATCGGCGTCAACGAGCCCCACGCACTACGCTCCCATGCAGCGAACACAAGGTTCTTATTGCTGAGGGCAATGTCGCGATACTCTTGCGCATCCTCACGCCCGATGGACATGAAGCTCTTCTGTGCCATATACATCATCACTGACATAGCCGAGTTCAACGCAAACGTCAGGTAAGTGTTCACGTCGTTGTACGCAAGGTGGTGCATCAGCTGCTTGTTGTAGGCAGCGATGGGGAACGTGCGGAACTGCACGAGGATTGACCCCAAGTCATCCAGAGCGAACCTTGGAAGGTTACCAACATTGTTGGTCTGAATGATTTCGCTCACTCTTCGCTTGATGCCGAAGCTGAACTTGTCGCGTGCGATAGGGTCGTCCCACTTGTCGATGTTCATGTCGCCCATCCACTTGGACGGTGAGGACGCGTAGGGCTTCCCGTGCTCGTCTGTGGCGTGCTTCATGATTTGCTTGTTGATAGCCGCAAGGTCGGACTTGCTGATACCCATCCACGCCAGCCGGTCGAGGTCTGCCTGCTCCAGCTTCTTGATTCCCTTGGCTCGCATTGCCAGCTCAGCCTGCAGTGACGTTGCCGCCAGCAGTTCCTGTATGTCCATGCCGGCCTGCAGCGGACGCGCTGTTACCTTCTTGATGTGTTGCATCCGGTGCGCCCACTTGTCGGCCTTGGTGAACAGTGCACCGTCGATGTCCGTCTCGTACCGGGAGACCACACCACCACGAGCCACGTTGGTTCCGAGGCCCATCTGGCGTGCTGCCAGCACCAGCTTCATCTGACCGTCCTGCAGTACCTTGCCATCCTTCAGGGCCTTGTAGGTGTCCTTGATGACAGGCATGTAGTGGGCGACCGTGTCCAGTGCAGTCGAGGTGACAATCTTGCTGGACTCGGAGAGCTGTGGGAATATGGTCTGGTTCATGACGCGCATGAAGTTCCACCCATTCAGCAGCCGGCGTGCAGCAGCTGTCCCTGAGTGCGGGTCGTTGATGGCCCGTCCCAGAGTATGGTTGACAGCAATGTCTAAGTACCGCATCTCAGCCTCGAAGGCTGACTGTTGCAGGAACCCCCGCTTCTGGAACCGCTTGCCGTCCCCAACGAATGTCTGCTCGTGTTGCAGGATCTCGTCCTTCCATTTCTTCAGGGAGGACGGGTTGTGCACCTTGCCGTTGGTCACCTTGTTCAGGGAACCCCAGCCGGCCAGCTCGTTCACATAGCCCTGCAGCAGCAGGTCACCACGAGTCTCAAACATGTCCTCGAGGCGCAGCTCTCTCTGTTGACCGGTCTTCAGCCCACCGGGGATGTCCGGCCCGTGATACGTGACCACGATTGGCGTATGGCTGGTCTCCAGGTTCAGCCGGCGCTTTGCGTAGCTGACGCGGCCTGCATCTGCCTGCGCGAACTGCTGGTCGAGTGACGCAAAGAAGTTCTTGCGGTCGACC